TTCTTGCCCATATTGTGATTGGGATGTTGAGATGGGATAATTGAAGGCTAACAGCAGTGATAGATGTAAAACCGGTGAAATATAATCGGTTTTCCATTTTATTTTTTTGATATAATAAACATATACTCCGCATACACCCCACCCCACAAAACCCACCAAAAAGCTATGTCATAGCGAGTTTCCTTTTTAAACATAATTTGTAGTACGGTGATCCCATAATCAAACAGGGGGATGCTGTGCAACTATCCAAAAACTTCAATTCTTCAGAGTTCAGATGCCGGTGCGGTAAGTGCGGGTTAGACGGGTCTGCTATGTCGTCAGAGACAATTGCTGTTTTAGAACTCGTTAGATCACACTTCTCCGCTATTTCCCCAAGATACAAAGCAAAGATCACGGTTAACAGTGGCCACCGATGCCCCAGGCATAACACTGTGGCCGGTGGTCGGTCATCGAGTAAGCACTTGTCAGCTATTGCAGCAGATATCGTTGTTAAAGAGTTGTGTTATGACGGCGAGTGGCGGGAAGTCCCGGCGCAGTTCGTATCGGATTATTTAGACAGAATGTTCCCGGAAACCTATGGCATTGGGCGATATCGAACATTCACGCACATCGATGCAAGATCAGAAAAGGCACGGTGGTAACAATGGATAAGAAACTAATCAAGTCAAAAACGGTCTGGGCCGGAGTGTCTGCTGTCATTGCTGCAGTCGGTGGCTATTTCACCGGTCAAATGGACGTAGCGGCAGCGGTACAAACAGGTATCGGTGGACTGATCGCGATATTTTTGCGGGATGGGATAAATAAAAAATGAGCAAATGGCCGGTAGATCCTGCGATAGCTGCTGCAATACTGACAATCTTCGGCGGGATAGCTGGATATCTCGTCCGCAATGTGATCGATGAGCTTAGAAAATATATCACTGCGGTTGACGATCATGTTGGCAGGCTCGAATCAAGGCAAGTGACATGCTGTGATGAGCTACCGAGGCGCTATGCCGATAAAGCCGATACATACAAACGTCTCGACGATCATGGACGTCGGCTAGATGGCCACGGGGTCCGGCTGGATGATCACGGCGAACGGATTGTGAGGGTTGAGGGTAAAGTGGGGCTGTAATGGTGGGATTAACTTCAAAACAGGCTAAATTTGTTGAGGCGTACTGTGGCAACGCGACGGACGCGGCGCGACAAGCGGGTTATGCCGGAAACGATAATACGCTGTGTAGCGTTGGAAAAGAAAACCTACGAAAACCCCACATAGCAGCAGCTATCAAGGCTCGTGAGGATTTGAGATCTGCAAAATTGATCGCAACCAGGGAGGAACGGCAGCAGTTTTGGACGAGTATTATGAGGGGAGAATCGAGCGAGGAAGTTGATATTAAAGATCGCATTAGGGCGTCAGAAATCCTTGGTAAATCCGAAGGCGACTTTCTTGACAGAGTAGAAAACTCAGGTGAGGTATCTATTAGCATCATGTGGGCAGAATGAAGCATGACGTTGTAATTCCGTATACTCCGAGGGCACAACAGCGAGAGATTCATAGCAATCTCAGTCGTTTTAATGTTCTGGTGTGTCATCGAAGGATGGGGAAAACCGTCACCGCCATCAATCAACTAATCAAAAGCTGCATGCTGTGTAAGCTGGAACGGCCAAGGTACTCATACATCGCACCTTTATATAAGCAAGCCAAAACCGTCGCATGGGATTATCTCATGCACTACAGTCTCCCGATCCCAGGCATCAGCATCAACCAATCCGAGTTACGCATTGACTACCCAAATCAAGGCCGGGTTCAGCTGTTGGGCGCTGACAATCCAGATTCTCTCCGAGGTATCTATCTCGACGGAGTTGTGATTGACGAAGTAGCGCAATGCCCTCCGTCGCTGTATGGCGAGATCCTACGCCCCGCCCTCTCTGATCGAAAAGGGTGGGTAATTTTCGTCGGCACCCCCAAGGGCCATGACCATTTTTATGATCTCTATCGACACGCGCAATTTGACCCGGCTTGGTATTCAAAACTCTATCGCGCCTCAGAAACAGGCATCATTGACCCTAACGAACTGGCCCAAGCACGTGCCGAGATGTCAGAAAACGAGTATTTACAGGAATTTGAGTGTGATTTTGACATTTCCTCGTCATTTATATTGATTCCCATCGCAATTATTGACCCGGCATTTAGCAGAGAGATCGATGTGGCACCCACAGCACCCAGGGTTATCGGCATGGACGTAGGTATGTCACTCGGCGGTGATGCGTCGGCATATGTCGTGAGACAAGGCGGGCAGATAGTAGCTGCTGATGAGATTCGGCTGGATAATACATTGACAATCGCCGGGTGGTTCCGTGATGCGTTCGAAAAGCACAGCTGTCAACGGGGTTTTATTGATTCGGTTGGCTATGGATCCGGCGTCGCACATACGATGCAAGGGTGGGACATGCCGGTTACGTCGGTCAATACCGGCGAGAGGGCTGATTCACCAGACCAGTTTGCCAATTCCAAAGCAGAATTGTGGTGGAGAACAAAGGATTTCTTCACTGAGAGCGACTGTTCAATGCCCGATGAGCGTCTGTTTCGCAAAATGGCCACAGAACTCTCCACGCCGGAGTACGATTACACCACATCTGGAAAGATCAAGATCCAGAGCAAAAAGGACTTGGTCAAAGCTGGCGTTTCCTCCCCCAACCTGGCTGACGCCCTCGTTTTGACATTCGCCAATGCTGGCTTCTTCGGCGGTGTCCTATGACTCCGGTGATCCAGATCATAAGAGATGAGCACATCCAGGGCACAAGGCAAGCCCGATCAGACTGGGGCAAGGTGACCGGCAAACCGATTACTCTCAAACCAGCTGTTTTCCTCGATACCCGGACAGGATGGCGATACTCACAGATTGTCGGCGCAGTAGCATACCCGGCTATCGAACCGGGGTGCATCATCGTGATGGGTGTGAGTGGAGAGCCGGACCCGGCATTCACTGTACTGGAATACGTAGAGAGCACAGATATCTACCGTCAGATCGAACAGATTATCGATATCCGTGGAAAATACGCATACGGGCAGCATGAGGGGATATTACAACAGTGGATCGGTGATCCAGATCGGTATCTCACGCTGATAGCTAAATGTTCAGTAGCATTGGAGAAAAACAAGGGGCACGACCGTGGCTTATATATAAGGGAGCCAGCGGATTGGGGAGAGCGGCACGCTTTTCCGATGTACGTTCGGCAGATTCACACAGCCCTCGGCGCAAAGACTCTCAGACTCAACGGGCATACCGACCTCATTAATCGCCTCCAATCCTTTCAGCCACCGGATGCAGATAAAGGCAAGATACAGGATTTTCCAGCGGTGGGGATGCTTGGCGCACTGACACATACACTAATGATCGAACGACCGTGGGAGCAGGATGCAGACCATGGCGAACCAATAATGATGGAGATATAGCGGTATGGTGGATCGATTACTCAGTATTGGCGCAAAATCATATCATCTCACAAGCGAGTTTGTTCCGTCAGACACCACGGAGTTTATGCGTCCCGGCGATGACATCACTCTCAGCGACACGGTATGGGACGACCTTCGGGTTCCGGCGCTATCCACCAAATCTGGTGGATCTAAAATACCCGGCACATCCAAGCTAGTTGATGACGGCAGTGGGTCACAAGGGATTTTGACATATGTTTTTGACAAGGCAACGGAAGAGGAACTCTATTTTGCTGTTCAGATGCCACACGCTTGGAAGTTTGAGACAGCAATTCACCCTCACGTTCACTGGACACCCGTAGCAGATGGCGCAGAGGGGGCAAAAGTGTCGTGGGGCCTTGAGTATTCTGTAGCAAAAATCGGCACAACATTTCCAGACAGCACCATTATATATGGCGACACGGCTACACCAAACGAGGATTTGATAGCCAACAGGCACTATTTGACCGAGATTGGTGATGGGTCTGGAATCTCGATGACCGGCGTAGATAGCGTCTCTCCGATGATTTTGTGTCGGATTTTTAGAGACGCAACGGGCGCAGGTGGGACAGACGACTATGACGATGACGCTGCTTTGCTGGAGATCGACTTTCATTACGAGATCGACGCGCTTGGCAGTCGAGACGAATACACAAAATAATAAAAAGGGCACAGTAAAATGGCAGATAAAGTTGTAACGATAGGGGCAAACGCGACATATGGAGTCGTTGACGAGGATACGATGGTATCTGACTCGGCATCATTAATCCAGACGCAGCAGAGCGTTAAGGCATATGCCGATGGCATCCGGGCAAATGTTCAGGAACTAACGGCATCCGGCGCAGTAACAGCAGGTGTCAATTCAATCGAATTGAACCACGCCACGGTCGTCATTGCTGCAACAATCGCAGATTTGGCGAATCATCCTGGTCTTTTGGTCATCAAAGACACCAGCGCAACCGGCACAGCGGCGCATACCGTCACGGCCACGGCTGGCACGTTTGATGGAACCAACAATGTCGTGACTCTCAACGCCCTCAATGAGTGCATTGCTATCTGGGTTGATTCGGCTGGTAATGGAACTATTCTCGAAAATGTTGGTTCTGTGGCGGTCTCATAATGATTGATATGGTAATCGCGTTCATTCTTGCGTGGATCAGTAGC